CCGCAAATTCTTTGTCTCCGTATTGTATTATCTCCGCATCCACAACCTTAATACCATTATTTTCCAAATAATTTTTCATTGCAAGTGCAGTGGTAACACCATCTAAGTCTTGGTGAAAATATATCTTAGCCTTCTTGTATCTATCTGCAAGTGCTCTGATATTTCTTAATCCCGATTCTTTGATGATTCTTTTCATTACGCTCCTTTACTTCCTATTTTTAAATCACCATCTAAAGTAAATGATGGTACGGTTAGTTCCGGGTTTTCTTCACTTCTAAATGTGTAATTAGTACCGGGTCTACCTTTACATACTTTACTTATTTTTTTACCTTCTAAAGTAATTAACCAGTTAAGTTTATTCACATCTTTAACCACTTTATCAATATCATCGACCTTATTTATCATTATACAATCGTTTCCTTGTTCGTTCAAGTATTGTCTTTTGGTTGCTGTCTCGTGGAGATTTAAAATTCTCTCTCTTTCGGACTCATCTATTCTAAATTGTCTCATTTTAATATACTTTTAATATAAATACTTTATAAACAAAAAAACCCCTCATTACAAGGAGTTTTTTATTAAGGTAAAGAACTTACCTTGTCGTATGTCGTCAGGTTTTTCAAAAACCTCTTCCATATTGTATTCGCCAATTCTTTTTGGTATCAACAGTTCGTTGTATTCAATATAATCTTCATCATAATCTCTGTCAATAACACCGTTAATTACTCCTCTCGTTTGTGACAAAGAAAATCTATTGTAATGTTTGTCAAAACCTGTATTAACCAACCATACTTTTACGTTTGGGTTTTCTCTTAGTTTTTGTTCAAACATACTGGTATAATCCTCAATCTTTCTCGGTAAGAACGGGTCACCAAAACAAGGTGAGAATGTTGTTGTGGGTTCATCGATACCTACTTCAGTTCCCGCGACTTTAGATGTATATCCTAAACCAAAGTACTTAACCGCCTGTTCTGTACTCAATAATGAAATTGGAGGTAACACCCCAAACGCATCAAACGATAGAAAGAATATATTCTCAACTTCTATTCCTCTACCAGTCATAGTGACTTTTACGTCTCTACTTATTTGGTCTAACGGATATGATGCCCTGATGTTTTCTGTGACACTACTGTCCGTATAATCAGGTTCTCCTTCTTTAACCACAATATTTTCCAATAAACTTGTGTTTTGTTTTGTGAACTTACTATGAATGGCGTTCCATATGATTGGTTCCTTCTCTTCTTCTAAGTCTATAAGTTTTGCATAACATCCTCCCTCGAAGTTGAAGATACTGTTTCCATCCCATCCGTGTTCGTCATCCCCTATGAAGAATTTTAAAGGGTCTGAAGACAATGTCGTCTTACCTGTACCTGATAGTCCAAAAAATAAATTAACACCCTTACCGTCCTTTGTATTTGCATTTGCGGAACAATGCATCGGTAATACTCCTCTGTCAATAAGGAGTGTGTTCATAACTGTAAAAATACTTTTCTTTATTTCACCAGTATAACTCGTTCCCGCAATTAAAATCTTTTTATCATCGAAGTCCACAATAACGAAGTTTTCGTTCTTAACGTCTTCAGGTCTATTTTTACTTACGAAATTCGGAGCGTGTAATATTTCCCATTCGACAAACGTGCGAGAATAGTTCATCACAAAGGTCGTTGGGTCTATCAACATATTATTAAAGAATATAATCGCCCAAGGCTCCGTTGATGTTATATTAAATGTTCCTGAGTGTTCGTATGAATATCCAGCAACCCTTCGACTTCTTAATGTTTCTTCATTTTCAAGATATTCTTTCATCTCATTTTTCAATGAGATATAACTTTCTCTTTTTAATTTTTGATTGATTGCCCTTTTAAAATCAACCGTATTATACACATATTCACCTTCAGCGAAATATCTATCTTTAGGTGACCTACCAGTAAATTTACCAGTTTTAAAATGTAATAAACCGTCCTTTGTGGTTTCTAATCCTTCTTCCTTAGCAAGGGTCATTAATTGCTCAGTAGTTTCGTAATAGACCATAATAATTTAATTTGATAATTCATCAACCTGTATTTTAAGTTGTTGTTGTTCCAACTGATAATCTTTAATTCTTTGTCTTGCGACCTCACAATAATTTTCAGATATGTCAATACCAACCCATTGTCTACCCAACATCTCCGCGGCCAAACAAGTGGTACCCGAACCATTGAACGGGTCCAATACAATATCTTCTTTATATGACAATATCTTAATTGCTCGATATGGGATATCCAAAGAGAATGTCGCTTTGGTCATCTGTCTCGTGTCTGCGAAATAGTTCCACTGACCAAAAACCAACGACATAAAGTCCTTTTTATCTTTTTCTTCATACATAAGTTTTTTTCTCTCTCCACCGTTCTTTTTGTCTTCCACCATCTGATACTCACCCTTCCATTGAGGTGTACCCTTAACCTTTTTCTTATGTAGTTTTTTATATGCCAAAATAACACACTCCTTAGGATTATAAATATATGGTGAAGACGGACTCATCCAACTTCCCCATGCAGTTGTCTTACTTCGGTGTGGTGAACTCTCCTCCAAATCAACGATACCAAAGAAACCAAAACCGATTTCTTTCATAATCATCCACATCTCCGCGGAAAAATAAATACGACCTCCTTTATCCTGTCTATTGATTTCATAAGGTATATTCAATGCAATTCTACCGTCGTCTTTTAAAACACGATATGCCTGACTTAACCAATTATTGGCAAAAATCTTATACTCTTCAAAGTATTTGTTGTCATCCCAACTGTCGTAATCAATACCAACCCCATAAGGCGGTGAGGTGACAATTAAATCAATCGTTCCCTCCCCCATCTCCTCCATTTTCTTCGTAGAGTCTGATGTATAAATCGTGTTTGTTTCCATCTTCATTTTCTATAGTCTTTATTCTTCTGTCCAAGTACCATAACGCCTTTTTGAGGTCTTGTAAAGGGGGGTTATCATCTTTCTTACCACTACGTCCAATATATTTTAGTACATTAAATAGGTATGCATCCCTATCTATACCCCAAGCCTCGGCAACCTTTACTACTTCATATGGGTTTTCTTCTCCACCATAATGGTCAGGATGATTCACTTGTTCTTTCATTGGTTCTTTAACTCTTGTATCTTATTTTCTATTTGTATCAGTTCATCAGCAATTTGTTCAGAAAGTTCAGTATCTGATGAAGATTTTATTTGTATATTTTTATTTATGAGTTCTTTTTTTCTTTTTTCTAAAGAATTTAAGTCCAATTTACTTTTTATTTTATCAAATATCCCCATTGTTCGTTTCGTATTTTTTTCTTTTATTTTCTTTTCTCAACTTCCTTTTCTTCTTATCTGAAATATTATCAGTAATAACTTCTTGTTCTACTTCAGTTTTAGTCTTAACTCCTCTTTCTTTTTTCCATTCTGATTTTGAACAGTATTCCCATCCATTTCTTACAAAAAATATTGCCTCTTTTTCTGAGACTCTTTTAATTTCATCGTTTCTTTTAATTGTCTTCATCTTTATTCAATTTTTCAATTATTTCATTATATTCGTAACCTTCATTAAAAAGTTCATAGAATCTACTTGACCACTCATCTGAAAAAAGTAATGCGTCAGCACCAAACAATGTGTTTATGTGTGCCTCATTAGTGGATAAAATCGTTTCTTTTGTTATAAATCTTTTGTGGAAACCCATTTGTAATCTGAATTTAATTTAACTGATATTATGTGTTTTTCATTCCATTCATTGGGACCTATTAATGATAGAAATTTTTCTCCTCTTTTATTTTCATAAAGGTGGTAAGTCTCTCCTATTATCGGTTCAAATGAATATTTTGAATTATAAATAAGATTGTTTAATTCAACCTCATTTACTAAAATATAATACTTTTCTACTAACTCTTCAAGTTCTGAGTTGAATATTTTCTCTACTTTACTGACTCCTTTATTTTTAAATCCGTCAATATTGTCAATTTTTATTGCGGGTGCCGAAACGTTTGAACCATATGGTAATAAGAAAGAATTAAAGGTTTCCGTTTCTTCGTCCCACACTATGTGGTCAGGATATCTACTTTTCTTTTTCATTACTCTCTTTTAACTCATCAAGTTTAATTGTTTGAGTAATATAACTTATAACTTTTCTTTTAACTATCGATAGTAAACA